GCTTGGCTTTACCGCTGAAGTGCGGGGCATCATTGGGAAGTATGGTGCTGACAAGTTAAGTGCTGTTGATAAGGCTTATTATGCTGACATCTTGAAAGATGCGGAGGTTCTTGGGAATGGGTAATCACGCAATACTATCTGCATCTTCATCCCACAGATGGCTCCATTGCTTACCATCTGCAAGGCTTGAACTTGAGTTTGAAAACACAAGTGGAGAGGCGGCAAAAGCAGGTACTGCAGCACATGAACTCTCAGAACACAAACTGAAAAAGGCACTCCGCATCAGAAGCAAGAGGCCCGTGTCAGAGTATGATTCAGATGAAATGGAAGAATGCACAGACGACTACGTTGCTTTCATCATGGAGCAGGTAGAACTCGCAAGAAAGTCCTGTACAGATCCTATAGTTCTAATTGAACAACGTCTTGACTTCTCTTGCTATGTGCCAGATGGATTTGGGACAGGAGATTGTGTAATCATCTCAGATGACAGACTTCACATAGTGGATTTCAAATACGGAATTGGAGTCCTTGTGGACGCAGAAAACAATCCGCAGATGAAACTCTATGCATTAGGGGCTCTTGAAATCTATGACAGTCTCTACGACATCAAAGAAGTATCAATGACAATATTTCAGCCGCGAAGAGAAAACGTCAGCACCTGGACTGTTCCGGTAGAAGAACTTAAAGCCTGGGCAGAAGAAGAGCTAAAACCTAAGGCAGCAAAAGCCTATCAAGGAGAAGGTGAATATATCCCAGGTCCTTGGTGTACTTTCTGCAGAGCATCCATAAGATGTCGCGCAAGGGCTGATGAAAAGCTCAAACTGGCCCAGAAAGAGTTTAAGATGCCACCACTGCTTACAGATAGTGAGATTGAAGAAATTCTAAACATTATTCCCGATCTCACAAAGTGGGCGGGTGAAATAACTGCTTATGCCACAGATGCAGCAGTTAACCATGGGAAAGAGTGGAGTGGTTTTAAAGTTGTGGAAGGTCGCTCAATTCGCAAGTACACAGATGAAGATGCTGTAGCGGAAAGAGCTGTAGAAAGCGGATATGAGGATATTTACCGTAAGAGCCTTATTCCTTTGACAGAGATGCAGAAACTGATGGGCAAAACCAAATTTGAGGAAATACTCGGTGGCCTCATTGTCAAACCACCGGGCAAGCCAACTCTTGTTCCTAAAACAGATAAAAGAGTGGCTATGAACGTAACGAACGCAAAAAACGAATTTAATGAAATTTAGGAGGATTGATCATTATGAAAAACAATACAAATAGAACTAAGGTAATTACAGGAGTAAACACTAGACTTTCTTACTTCCATGGGTGGGAGCCGGTTTCCGTCAACGGTGGTGCTGAAAAATACAGCGTATCCGTACTCATTCCAAAGGCCGACACGGAAACCATTAACGCAGTCAATGCCGCTATTGATGCTGCTATTGAAGAAGGCATCGCTAAGTTTGGTGGAAAGAAGCCCAACAAAGCCGCAATAAAAATTCCTCTACGTGATGGGGATGTGGAGCGCGATGACGAGGCATATAAAGGGCATTATTTTATCAATGCCAACAGCAAAACCCCGCCACAGATTGTGGACAAGAGCGTAAAGCCAATCATGGATCGCGGTGAAGTTTACAGCGGATGCTTTGCTAGGGTTTCGTTAAATTTTTTCTCCTTCAATTCCAATGGAAATAAAGGTGTGGCTTGTGGACTTGGCAACATTCAAAAGATTAAAGATGGCGAGCCTCTTGGTGGAAAGAGTTCTGCAGCAGATGATTTTACAACTCTTGCAGAAGATGACTTCCTTGCCTAATAGAAAAGGCCAATTGACGGTGGTGGGGGTATTTCCTCTGCCACCTGCTTTTTTAGGAACGGAGGTGCATTGAATGGATGAAATGTGGAAAGACATACCCGGATATGAGGGGCGCTATCTAGTAAGTAATTATGGAAGAGTTTATTCTCATTTTCATGAACGTATATTAACTCCTAAAACTTCTGGTCGCGGTTATCAAGGCATTACTTTGAGTTATAGGGGAATAAAACAACGTTTTTACATTCACAGGTTAGTTGCGGATTGTTTTTTGCCACAACCTAAAACCGACGAATATGAAGTGAATCACAAAGATCTTGATAAACAAAATAATCATGTGTCAAATCTAGAATGGTCTACTAGAGAAAAGAATTTTAAACATGCTTATAGTAATGGCAAAGTCGATTTTCGTAGGCCAATACGATGTGATAACAAAACTGGGAAACCAGGAGTTTCAAAACATACTGGAGGTTACCAAGTTTCTATTTCATATAATAAGTGTCGCAGATATCTTGGTTGGTTTAAAGATTTAGATACAGCAATTAGTGTCAGAAATAAAGAAGAGAAGAGGTTAATGGAAAATGAAGTCTATTAGTATAGATTTAGAAACTTATTCTTCAGTGAATCTGCAAAAATCAGGAATTTACAGATACTGCGAAAGCCATGATTTTGAAATACTGCTCTTTGGTTATTCTGTTGACGGTGGAGAGGTGGTGGTGGTTGACCTTGCAAAAGGTGAAAGGATTCCACAGATCATACTGGATGCCTTGACTGATGAAGAGATTACCAAGTGGGCTTTTAATGCTCAGTTTGAGCGTGTGTGTCTATCCAGATATCTTGGACACCCTTGTGGAAAATATCTAAACCCATCCGCATGGAAATGCTCAATGGTATGGTCTGCCTATATGGGGCTTCCGTTATCCTTAGTAGGTGTGGGTGCAGTCCTTGGTCTTGAAAAGCAGAAGCTGACAGAAGGTAAAGATCTTATTAGATATTTTTGTATGCCGTGTACGCCTACTAAAACAAACGGTGGTAGAACGCGTAATCTACAAGGTGACGATGAGGAGAAATGGCAGAGCTTTAAGGGCTATAACAAGCGAGATGTTGAAACGGAAATTGAGATACAAAAGAGGCTTAGCAAGTTTCCTGTCCCGGATGAAATATGGCATGAGTACCATCTTGACCAGGAAATCAATGATCGAGGCATCAAGGTAGACTTGGACTTCGTAAAACAGGCCATTACTATGGATGAGATGTCACGCACCAAGCTAATGGATCAGATGCAGGAAATAACAGAACTTGATAACCCCAACTCAGTACAGCAGATGAAAGACTGGCTGGCTGATAATGGCGTGGAAACAGATACCCTCGGTAAAAAGGCTGTGGCAGAACTACTAAAAGATGCACCGGAGCATCTAGCTGAGGTGCTTAAACTCCGTCAGCAACTGGCAAAGTCCTCTGTTAAGAAATATGCTGCAATGGAAAATGCAGTTTGCTGTGATGGCAGGATTCGGGGCATGTTTACTTTTCTGGGTGCCAATCGTACAGGACGCTTCAGCTCAAAAATAGTGCAGCTGCAGAACCTACCTCAAAACCATATGCTGGATTTAAAAGAGGCACGAGGCATCGTAAAAAATGGTTATTCTGAAGCCCTTGAAATGCTCTATGAAGACATACCAGATACACTTTCACAGCTTATTCGGACAGCTTTTGTGCCAAAGAAAGGCTGTAAGTTTATTGTTGCCGACTTTTCTGCCATTGAGGCTCGTGTGCTGTCATGGCTTGCGGGTGAAGATTGGAGAAGTGAAGTATTTGCAAGCGGCGGTGACATTTATTGTGCATCCGCATCACAGATGTTTGGTGTCCCTGTAGAAAAGCATGGTGTGAATGGGCATTTAAGGCAGAAAGGCAAGATCGCAGAACTGGCCCTAGGTTATGGTGGATCAGTGGGAGCTTTAAAGGCTATGGGCGCACTGGATATGGGCCTTGAGGAGGAAGAATTAAAACCCTTGGTTAATGCCTGGAGGAAGGCCAATCCATACATCGTAAAATTCTGGTGGGATGTGGATAGAGCTGCTAAGAAGTGCATCAAAGAAAAGCAATCTCAAGAAACACAAAATATCAAGTTTCATTACAGGAGTGGAATGCTCTTTATTGTGCTTCCTTCTGGTAGGCAGCTTGCCTATGTTAAACCAAAGATTGGTGAGAATATCTTCGGTGGTGAATCGGTCACTTACGAAGGTGTCGGTGCTACTAAAAAATGGGATCGACTTGAAAGCTATGGGCCTAAGTTTGTAGAAAACATTGTCCAAGCAATCTCTCGTGATATTTTGATGCATGCCATAAAGACTCTAAGCTCTTACCGCATTGTGGCTCATGTGCATGATGAAGTTATTATTGAGGCGGATCATAGCATGTCACTTGATAGGGTGTGCCAGCAGATGAGTAGAGTCCCTCCCTGGGCAAAGGGATTGCTTCTTGATACCGATGGTTATGAATGCGAATTTTATAAAAAAGATTAGTTAAAACATCAGATTTCACCTCTTGCCGTGGCTACCAGGTAGGAGGTGTTTTTTATGAAGATTATTGAAGTGAAAGATGGCAGCCTGATCAAGGGTGAGACAGAACCGATGACAGAGGAACAGTTGCAAAGAGAGTATGACTTTTATATAGCAGAAAGTATTATCAGGATGCTTCAGAAAGAAGGCAAAATTACAGAGGATGAACGACAAAAAATATCAGCGTTAAACCGCCAGAAATTCTTACCAAAGCTAGCTGAGATTATGTCTTAAATCACTTGCTATTAGTGGCTTTTAGAGTGATATATGTAATGAAAGAAAGCGAGGTGAGACAATGAAAAAGATAACGAAAATCGATGAACTTACAAGATCACAGTTATCGAAAAACAAGCTTCGAGTGGCCGCATATGCCAGGGTTTCAACAGATAGCGATGAACAGTTAGAAAGCCTTAAAGCTCAGCGGGAGCACTATGAAAACTACATCAAATCCAATCCAGAATGGGAGTTTGCAGGGCTTTATTATGATGAAGGGATATCAGGGACGAAAAAAGAAAAGCGACCTGAGCTTCTTCGCATGATTCGCGATTGTGAAAGAAATCGGGTTGATTTTATTATCACCAAATCCATAAGCCGGTTTGCACGTAATACCATGGATTGTTTAGAACTGGTAAGACAGCTCTTAAATATCGGTGTTTTCATTTATTTTGAAAAGGAAAATCTAAACACAGGTGATATGGAAGGTGAGTTAATGCTTTCTATTTTATCTGGGTTTGCGGCAGAAGAGTCCGCATCCATTTCACAGAACATGACATGGTCAATCAGCAAAAAATTTCAAAATGGCAGTTTCATTATTGGCAGTCCCCCTTATGGTTATGCCAATGTGAATGGTGAGATGGTCATCGTTCCAGAAGAAGCAGAAGTTGTTAAGCGCATTTTTTCAGAGTGCCTTTCAGGTAAAGGTGGAAGTGTGATCGCAAAGGGCCTTAACAGGGACAAGATTCCTGCAAGAAGAGGTAATCATTGGAGCACAGGAACAGTGATCGATATGCTACGAAATGAAAAATACAAAGGGGATGCGCTTTTCCAAAAGACTTACACGGATAACAACTACAGTCGACGACCTAATAAAGGAGAGAAAGACCAATTCTACTGCAAGAATCATCATGAGCCTATCATCAGCAAAGAAGTGTTTTCTAAGGCACAAAAGCTGATCACACAAAGAGCGAAGAGTAAGGCTGTTAACAAAAAGGCTTATCAAAATAGATATGTGTTAAGCGGCAGAATCATCTGTGGAGAATGCGGTTCCAAGTTTAGGAGAAAAACAAACTACTCTGCTGGAAGAAGTTATATCGCCTGGAGCTGCATAGGGCATATTGAAGACAAGAACAGCTGCTCCATGCTATTTATTCGGGATGGAGAGATAAAGGCAACCTTTGCCACCATGATGAATAAGCTTGCCTACAGCAGAAAGATTATCCTTGGGCCACTTTATGATGCTATAAGTAAAAACCAAGAAGAGTGCGACCTTGAAAGAATTGATGCCATCGATAAGCGAATGGAGCAATTGACCGAAGAGCGCAATACGCTTATTGGCCTTATGACAAAAGGGTTTCTTGAACCAGCACTTTTTAGCAAGGAACGAAATGTTCTGGATAGCAAAATAAAAAATCTAACCACTGAGAAGACAAACCTGGTCATGTCATTTACAAGTGGAACATCACAGGCAGATGAGGTAAAGGCGATTCTTGAGCATGTGTCGAAAGATAAGTTTGATGGAAACTATACAGACGAGGTATTTGAAAAGTTTGAAGAAAACATCATTGTAAATTCAAGGGATGAACTGACATTTAAATTAAAATGCGGGCTTTCCCTTAAAGAAAGGGTGGTGAGGTAAATGGCCTATGTACCATACGGATATACAATTACGGACGGAGTTGTTACCGTTGATGAAAGGGCTGCAGACCAAGTAAGGGATTTCTTTGAAAAGTACATTTCCGGGCTTTCCCTTTCTGTGGCTGGTGAGCAGGCTGGTATTCAGAAGACACATTCATCCATGGGACTTATTTTGAAAAACATCAACTATCTTGGTAATGACGTGTATCCAGCGATCATCGATAAAGAAACATTCGATAAAGCTGAGGAAGTTAGAAGTAAGCGTGTGAAAGACCTAGGGAGGATTGTAGAGCTTGCAGCTTTTAGTTCACCCCCGCCTATAGAGCGATTTAAAATGAAAAAATCAGAAGGTAAGCTTCCAGATGATCCAGTAGGGCGAGCGGAGTACCTGTATAGTCTGATAGAAAGCGAGGTGTAAAGTGGCCGAGAAAAACATAACTGTAATTCCAGCACGAAAAAGGGTGGGAAGTACAGCCGCAAAAGAAAAAGTAAAGAAACTGCGTGTTGCTGCTTATTGCCGAGTTTCAACAGAAACTGAAGAGCAGAACTCCAGCTATGAGGTGCAGGTTGCTCATTACACTGAGTTTATAAAGAAAAATGCTGAATGGGAGTTCGCAGGCATATTTGCAGATGATGGTATTTCAGGCACTAACACGAAAAAGAGAGAAGAGTTCAATCGCATGATCGACGAGTGCATGGAGGGGAACATCGATCTGGTGATTACAAAATCCATTAGTCGATTTGCCAGGAATACTCTGGATTGCCTAAAATATATTAGGCAGCTCAAGGATAAGAACATATCCGTATTTTTCGAGAAAGAGAACATCAACACAATGGATGCCAAGGGAGAGGTGCTTCTGACCATTATGGCATCCCTCGCGCAGCAAGAAAGTCAGAGCCTTTCTCAGAATGTTAAACTTGGACTTCAGTATCGATACCAGCAGGGAAAAGTCCAGGTCAACCACAATCGCTTTATGGGGTACACGAAAGATGAAGAAGGCAACCTGATCATTGTTCCTGAAGAGGCCGAAATCATCAAACGTATTTACAGAGAGTACCTTGAGGGTAAAAGCCTAGCAGGGATTGGTAGGGATCTTGAGAAGGACGGTATTTTAACAGCTGCAGGAAAACCAAGATGGCGTCCGGAGACCATAAAGAAGATTCTCTTGAACGAAAAGTACATCGGGGATGCCCTATTACAGAAGACCTTCACTGTGGATTTTCTTACAAAGAAAAGAGTCAAGAATGAAGGCCATGTTCCACAGTATTATGTTGAAAATAGCCATGAGGCAATCATTCCAAAGGAACTATTTTTACAGGCTCAGGAAGAACTTCATCGCAGGAATAATATTTACACAGGAGCAGATAAAAACAAAAGACTCTATAGCAGTAAATACGCTTTGAGCACCATAACCTTCTGCGGAGATTGCGGGGACATTTACAGACGGGTCTACTGGAATATACGTGGTAGAAAAGAGTTTGTTTGGC